GGCGGATTTCACAATCCCCCCATTGGTCGAAATCCGCCCCGTCATAACTCAACGGGTAATGTTCCGGTTCCGGGCAATCCGCCCAAAATTTCCGGCGTGCATTATTTACGGCGACCCGTTCCGGGTTATATCCGGGTTTATTCTTTTCCCTCAATTGGGCGGCGCAACTCTTACAACAACAACGTCCCCAACCTCGGCGTAAATTCCGGGTATCGGCGTTGTATTCTTTGCCGCAATTGTCGCAATTCCTTTTTATCATTCCCATATATTAACCCTTTGTAAATCCCTTAAATGCTACATGGTAAACGTCGTATTGTTTCCCGGTAACATAGAACTCAATCATACGGTTGGCGTTTCCGACGTCGTTTATTGCAATAGTTGGGTACGGTTCCCCCGGCAATTGGTTATAATCGCTTTCAATGTCCCGCAATCCCTCCGGGAAATCTGAACGGTCGGCGGAAAAATACCGGGTTAAACTCTCTTTTATTCGGTTCAACATTTCGTCGCCGTGCGGCTCAAAATGCGCTTTTATCTTATCTTGTTTTCTTAATGCAAATCGCATGGTTTCCAAATATTTTTTTGAAACGTCCACGACCTTTGCGCACGTTTCCGGGTTAAACATTCCTATATGCGTGTATTCCGTTGGTAATCCCAATTGTTCGGATAACCATTTGTAAGCCTCGGAACGCTTCATTAATTTACGCTTATATATTTCGTCAAAATATCGGTGCGCCTCAATCTTACATCGGCGCAACTCGGCGTTTGCTAATCGACCCTTTGCCCGGTCGGTTCCCGCATGAACGCCAACATAAGCCCGGCATTTAGGGCAATAGTAAATCATTCCGTAATCAATGCCGTAAACCTCAATACTATTTTTGTACTCGGTTGGAATATGGCAATACGGGCAAATCTTACCTTTCAACATTTCCCGTTGTTCCTCTGTTAATATCATTTTCGCCCTCCTTAATCACTTTACAATACTTATAATATTGGTCGTGTCGGCTCTCAACTCGGCACATCAACCCAATATCGTTGCCGTCTAACAATAGGTTCAACACATCGCCGGGATTGTGCCGGGTATAAAGCAAAAATAACCCGCCGTTTGCATTTTGGATTATCTTATACACATCTTGACTTAATCGGTAACGTTTCGTTTTGTTCATCGCTCTAAATGGTTATGCCGGGGGATTGCGCCCCCGGCTTGGTTATTACTGCAAATACGCAATTGCGTTTAATCTCTCTTTTTCCTTTGTCGCATATTCAACGTTTCGGGCAATCCATTGTTCGGCGGGGTTTTCGGCTATCCATTTACTCCGATAATCCGGCGTAAAGTATGCAACTTGTTTTTTATATGCCGCCTCCGGGTTTGCCAATATTGCCGCCGTATGGCTCAATCTTTTGCCGTGGTCGTCTTTCCCGATTAAATCCAAACGCCCGAAATAAAACGAACCGTCGGCGGTACACGCCACATAATCACGGGCGGACGTTCTTTTTGATACAATCGCCTTACTATCGGCGTCAATAACTTGGTACTCGTATTTCTTTCCCTTTACTTTCTTAACTAAAATGTACTTTGCCATGATTGAAAATTTATATTGTTCTGGGGAAAACGCCCCGTCGTTGTTTACTGATAATAGAAAGTGATTTTAACGCCTCGGCGCAATTTGCAAACCTCTTTGTCGCCGTAACAATTGAAAGCACGTTTTAACAAGCGATTGACTAACTTAATGTCGCCGACAATCTTTATTAAACCGGACACGCCAACCAATACATTAACCTTTTTGCCGTTTACAATTCCGTTTACCTTGATTTTGAAATTGCGGTTAATCTCTTTTGTTGTGTAATCTAATCCGTTATAAATGCTTTGAGTATTCATATTGTTTCGCTCTCTATTTTCCGGGAAAACGCCCGGTCGTTCTTGTTTGATGATGCAAATATACAACCTTTATTTTAATTACCAAAGGTTTTATCTTTTATTTTCGTGTTTTCCTATAAAAAATTCCGTTTTTGGTTCCAAAAGAGTTATTTTCTTGGAATTTTCGATTTAAGCGACTTTTGCAAGCGGGACGGGTAAATTATCCACTTTGAAATAAAATGCCCGGAAACGGGCTAAAAATGCGTCAATAGAAAAAGGGGTTGCAACGACTTGTTACAACCCCCGGTTTATTACTTTTCTATGGTTACGAACTCAACCCCCAATATTCGGGTTGCCGGGTTCTTGCTTACAACGTCAATTTCCCGGTTCTTTATCTTCTTTGTTTTCCAAAGGAACCCCCAAAAGCGTTTATATTGCACCGTTTCCGCTATTAACAGACTATCCCGGTTTATATGCGTCCCGGTAAATACCCCGGCGGGCGTTGTGCATCCGTGCAACTCAAACCACGGTTCCACAATGTCAATACAACGTAATACGGTCGTAACCGTGTCGCCGGGCAAATATACAATACTATCCCGGACGTTCGCCCGTAATTCGTTTATCGTTTCCATTTGTGCCGTCGTAACCCTTTGCAAATCCCGGTTCTTTGTCTGCAACGATTTGATTAACGCCGCATCGTCCGCCCGGTATTTTTTGTATTCGGATAATTTCAACTCCAAATTCCCAACCTTTGCGGCGTTCAAACTATCCTTTGTTTGATACGTGCGGACGTCCTGCAACAACGTTTCGGTATTACTCCGGTATTTATCCCGTTCGTCGGTCAATCGCTTAATACGGCTTTGTTGTACCCAAAAGGCGGCGGCAACCGCCATAATGATTGCCGCCAATATTAGATATTTTTTCATGCCGTTGCGGATTGAATGGTTATGTATGTCTTTTCCTGTAACAACGCCCGAACATTGCCCCAACTACTATTATTATTTATGTTGTTGTTTACATCGGGATGCACGGTTATTGTTATTGTGCCGCTTCCGGGTTGGATGCTGTTTTCAATCAAATGTTCTATCGTTTCGACGCTCAATTGCGCACAATCCGATAAATCAATGTTTGAGGAAAGCCCGGACAATTTGACCGTATGCAAAACGGCGCATCCTTTGAACGCATCCGTTAAGGGAACATTTGAGGCAATTTTTAATATCCCCGTTATTTGTTCCAACCGGGAACAACCATAAAACGCACTTGCCAAAGTAACAACGGATAATTCAACGGCGTTAAGGTCTATAAAGATTGTCTTTTCTGCCTTATAAAATGCGCTATGCAATTTAAACCCGGCAAATCCCTCAAACCACGGCGGGCAACAAATATATTCCGCAATCGCATACGCCCACATTGCCGTATAATCGGCGTCGTTGCTTACTTTGTTGTATTCCTCGGTCGTCAACATCATTTGCCCCGGCGTTAATTGTGCGCTAACCGTGCCAATTTGAACCGTAAATTGATTGTTTACGGGGTCGTATGTTGCGCCGAACATTTCATTATATCCCGTAATTTCCGCCTCGGTAACGCTTGCAATGCTTTTTACTTCGTCGTCGTGTTCAAAATACGACGTTCCGGTTTCCTTTGAAAGATAAAGTTTGTACGACCCATCCGGGGCGATTGATTGCCCCGTTATCGTTGTGCCGTTTATTTCCAAATAAGTAAACCCAATTAGGGCGTCGCCGTCTTGGATAAATAACCGGGCTTTTGCCTTTTCCTCGGTTACGTTGTCGATATACTCGTTAATCGTTTGTTGGTCGGTCGTAATATCGTAACGGGTTGCGGTTCCCTCTTTATTCCCAACCTCGGCAATTGATACTACAATAGGCACAACGCCCGTTTCCGGGTCTGCAAACATTTTGTCCGCCATCGCATAAAGCAACGGCGCAATTGCTATTGCACCCTGCGAACCTTGACTTTTAACCATGTTCGCAATATACGCTTTCATTTCTTCGTATGTCATTGTATAAAACATTTATAGGTTAATATATTCTTTTTGTGCATCAAAACACGGGCATTCTTTTATGAACTCCCACGGCTCAATAATGCCATCGCCGTTCAAATCCGGGGAATAATCCCGGTGTCCCTTAATCGTTGCATCCGGAAACATAACAACTAACCGCATAAGCAACCATAATAACGCCTCCTTTTGTTCCGGTGTGCGTGTGTCGGCGGCTTTGCCGTTGGCATCCAATCCCCCAACGTAACAAATGCCAATAGAACGGGAATTTTGCCCGGAAACGTGCGCCCCAATCTCGGAAAGATAACGCCCGGTTTCAATCGTCCCATCCGGCAATACAACAAAGTGATAACCGCAAATTCGCCCGCTTTGGGGTTGCTTCTTAAATCCCCGTTCTTTGTGCCAACCGTCGATAACATCAACGTTGACTTTTGCGCCGGGCTTTGTTGCGGTACAATGTACAATCAAATCCGTAATCGTCCGGGTTGTTTTTTGTTCCTCCAAATACTTTAAAATCTCTGTTTGGTTCATTGTTCGCCCTCCTTTTCTTTATCGTTAATAATATCGTTATCATGTTCCCGTTGGTATCTCTCAATTATCGGTCGCCAATATCCCGGCAATACCCGTGTAAACTCCAACCGGATAACGTGGTAAATAATACGCAACGCAATCTTTGTGGGATATGCTTTAATAAGGTTGCGGAATGCGTTTTGCAAATATACATACATAAAAATGTATGTAAGCGACTTAATTACTATTTTGGCGGCTTCATTATCCCCACATTGCAGCATTACCGAATAAATAACGTGTATAATGGTAACATACAAAAGCAATTCCGCCAATGCGTTTTTAAACTTACTGAAACGAAAGTTTTTGCAATGCCTTACGCTTACGCCGTCCGCCCTCATACCCGCCCAAATATTGAAAGCAAACATTATTATTAATGCGTACATAAACCCCGCCGTTGGGGTTAAATAGGCTAAAACCGGGCTTAACGACGTGGCGAATATCATACGCCATTGTTCCCACGTAAATAGTTTATCCATATCATTAAATAGTTAATGCGGGGGATTGTTTCCCCGGCTTGATTATTACCACATAAATTGCTTATAGTAATCATACATTGCATTTCCTAAATATTCATAGGCGGCTTCTGTAAAATGTACCCCGTCAACTGTTGGCTGCCCTGTCATGCTAACAGTTTTAAAATAACTATCTATATTGTTTATTTCAGAAAAAACAATATTGGCGTTATCTGTTGGATAGGTCGTTACATAAAAATCAGAAATTTGACCATTAATAATAGGCATTGCGGGGCTGCCAAATATACCACGCAACCAACCTAATAAAAGTTCTAAGTTAGTTTTGAAAACCGGGCGTCTTATATCCGTCATGTCCGCCTCTCCTTGGTGCCACAATATACATTGAGGCAATAACAATATACCATTTTGTTTGGCGTATGCGAATGCCTTATGTATTCGTTCAATCATTTGTTTGCACATTGAATTTTCGCCGTTTGGTATTTTTTCAATTTCGGGCGACCAACACGCCGACCGTGTTTCATCTACTGCACGTTGATAACCAATTGGTATTCCTCCCTCGGTTTCTTTTATTGCATATATTTTTTTGCCCGGATTTGCATCTAACCATTTTTTTGCAAAGAAAATATCAAATCCAAATTGATTTTTGTTATTTTCATACGAACCCGTATTTACCCCCAATTCCCATGCTTGAAATTTACCTGCAATACGGTTCCACATCATATAATTATCAATTTTATAATTCATATTAACCAACCATTGCGGGGCATTTACTTTATCGCCTCGACCATCGGCGTTGCTTTGTCCGGCAACAAATATTAGCGGATTGTAATCTCCTATATTCATTGCAACCCCTCGTTTGTATTGCAACAATGAATTATTGCCTAATACATACTCACGTTGTCCCAAAAACCACGGCGTCCGATTAATTACATTATCGAACTGTCTAATTAAATCCGGATTATATTGTTTTATCTGCATGTTGGGATATTCTGATTTACTCCAACATACAACTAAATGTGTTGCATTTGACGGTACAACGGATAACGACACGGGGAAATTCTCAACGTATGCGCCGTTTGCATTGTTATAAGTTGTAAAACTTGAACGACTTACAAAATTATCCGGGTTGTTCACATCGTCAGAACTCCAAAAACTTATCGGCAAAATTCCGCCGCCTTGATAAGCCGTTGTTATAAATAACATTTTTGAATTAAACGCCGACAATGGTATTACAACATACGAATAATTTACATTGTCCGCTAATTCTTTTGTAAATACCCGGATAAACTTACCATCTACACGTGGATAACTTGAATAATCAAACGCAACCGCATCTTTTCCAACTAATTGCGCCAACTCCATTGCATCCAAACGATTTGTACCCCAATCCGTCCAATTACTTTCTAAATTAGACCAATGCCGTTGCTTGAATACTGTATTATTGAATTTATCCGTTTGAATTAGCGTTTGAGTTATATTGTACTCTGCAATCGTTGACGGATAAACAAACAACATTCCCGTTGTATCAATTGACGGACTTTGTGAGTTATAATATACTCCGTTGGATTTTATTGTGTCAATATTATTTGCGTTAAATAATTGGACGGACTGCATGGCAAAAGATGATTGTATCCAATCCGTCCACATTTGCGTATTATTATCATATCGCCGTTGTTGAAAATTAAATTGAAATCCATCGGTAAAATATACCCTTGATTGATATATTACACCCGATTTGTTGCTAACCCAATAAATAAACGGGGTCAGACTATTTTTAACTGTCGTGTACATTCCGGGGGTCAATACCTTATCTTCATAATTAGCCGCATTTACATTTGAGCGGTCAATAAATCCCACAAAATCAAATGTATTATCTTCATATTTAAAAAAACGTTCCGTCCATGCGCTCCACGTATTTGTATCATTGTTGTATGTTCGTTCTCTAAATACGAATTTTGCGCTATCATTATAATACATTTGTGTTTGATACCATACGCCACCAATCGGTTTAATAAAGTATATAACCGGGTTTCCGCCCGTTTTTGTATCTCGTATCCACAGCCCAGACGTGCGCACTTTATCAATGTAATTATCTGTGTTTGGGTCGTCCGTTGTTAATACATTAAACGAACCTAATATTACATCTTTATCCGTAATACTATCCAACAAACGTGCATTACTCCATGCGCTCCATACCTGCGTATTAGTATTAAATGAACGCAAAGCGTATATCAATTGTTGCCCATCACTAAAATATATACGCATTTGGTATATTATTTCTCCCATATTGCGAACGTGCAATATATATTCGCTTGCGGTTTGGCTTTGTGGCTTTTTAATATACAACCCGGACGATTTAATATTATCAATATACGCTGCATCATTTATATTATCGCTCACATATCCCGAAAATGTATTGCTATCAATCGCAATATTTGTTGTTTGCGCAATCCATGTATTCGACGCATTATTTGTTAATATTACAACCCCCTCCGTTACTTCAATCCCACTAAAGTTGGGATATATACCGGGTTTAGTCGCCAAATAAAATACATTTGCGTCCGGGGTACCCGGATTTGTTGAAGGCGTCGCAATCCCTACAAATGTTCTATTCTTACCAACGGTTGAAATAATCGTATCTAATGTATTTTGTAACACATTACCCGTTATTTCTTCGTTTCCGTTTTGTTTAATAACAGCGTTTACCGCCGCTTTTAATTCATTAAAATTTGCCATAATCTAACTAATTAAAAAATCATTGTTAAAATCATTATTAAAATCTCCCTTATCTTGAATTATAACGCCCCGTCCGATTTTCTTAACCACGGTTGCGCATTCAAATTCACATTCAACCGACGCTAAATTGCCCTGCGTTTGCCATTTGGGGGTAATTAGAAACGTGTCGCAATCGTATTTCCTACCTTGACTATATACCGTTACAAAATCGCTCATACGGATTAACCGCATTACGTCGCAAAGGTATTCGGGGGCTAAAAAGATAAACCGAAACGTTTTTTCCGATATTTGTTTTTCCGGAAAAAAATACCCGTCCCGTTCTTCGCCCTCTTCCTCAAACTTGTATTCCGGCTTTCCCAACTCCGAACATACGTAAACCCGGTTTTTGAATTGCACGCCCTCGTAAACGATTTGTCCGCCGTCAACCTCCATATTGGCGGCGTCGCTCCATTCAACGCATAAATAACCATCCATTCCGCCGGAAATCCACGTAAATACATCGGAATAATACCATTGTACGCCGTCGTTAATTCCAATCATATAACGCCCCTCCGGGAAATCTAAAGCCATCGGCAATAAACCGGGATAAACAATAACATCATAACCATAATTTGCAAACCGGATAATCTGCAATCCGGTTTCCAACATCGGCGTTGTTATGTCCGCCAATATCCGGGTAAATTTATAATCATACAACCGAACCGATACAATGTTATTTGAACGGGTCGGGCGTATGATTTGAAACGGCAATAGTTTATTGATAGGCGTAAACAACGGGTAAACGTCGCCATACGCATACGATTTTTTATAATCTTGGTATTGCACGCCCTCGTAAAACGGCAATACGGACAAATTATTATTCGGTGTCATACTTCAAAGTTGTTTTAATGGAACGACTGCACAAATTTACGCTTAATTTATCAACTTGACCGTTACCCAAATATGTTTTTATTAGTTGCATCGGGTTTGGGTCGTCGTTTGCCGGAAAACTAAACGTTTGTTTCTTCTTTCTCTCAATCCCGTATGCGTATGTTTCGGAACCGTTTATTGATACCATACGGGCGGGTAAATCATACAACCAATAGGGCGATTGCAGATTAATAAACGCCAAATATCCGTTTTGCAAAAAGTATTCAACCCCGTTGACGGTTTGACGTGTAAACGGTAATATCCATTGCGACCCGGACGTTGGCGGGACGGCGGCAAACAAGGCGAACCCGTCGGAACTCATGTTGCCGGGGTTTAACAACATTAAATCAATATCCGACGTGAAATTAGATACGTTTACGTCCTCAACCTTTCCGGGCGTTACATACTTGCTTATTACCTGTATCGGCAAACCCTCAAACGCCGCCGTAACGTCGTCCATCCACTTAAATTGGTAACGTTCGGGCAAATCGACCTTATCAAACGAATATTCCGACGTATTAAACGCCCACGGTTTCCCGTTGCGCAAATTCAATTCCTTTGTCAAATCGTGGCTTAACACAACCCCGCCGGAATAGGAACCGCCATTGCGGAAATATTGGATATGTTCAATTTTAAATTTCCCGTCCTCAATAAACCAATAACATTTGAAACAATCCCGTAACATATTGGTAAATTGTTGTAAGGTCGTCGGGGCTTTTTGTGCGGGTTGCTGATATTCCCCGTTTATAATATTGGTTTTCTGCGATACAAGCAAACGGAAATTCAACCCTGATATTGGATTGTTTCCGCTGTATAAAAATTGGCTATATTCCGCCGTGGCTGCGTGGGTTATACCGGGCGCAATCTGATTAAGCAAAACAGATATACAAGAAGCAACCGGGAACGCATCCCGCAAAGTATATTCTTTCCTCGCTTTTTCCTCTAACAACCAATCCATCAAATAAAACCCAAACCACAACGACGCATAACGCCACGTTGACCGGGCGATTGGATAAAACGTTTGTCCGTAAATGGAATAGGGCGGCGCAAAATACTTTCCGTTGTCTGCTAATCCCCACTCGGTCGGGGTGTCTGAAAAGTTGTTTGAAATAAACGCCACGTCGATTGCGTAACCAATCGCACGCCTATAATTACGGTTATTATCAACTATATCATCGGCGGGCAATGGATATGTATTAAGGTCGTCGATTTTCTCCACGTCGCACAAATACCGGGCATATATATTATAACTTTTCATATCGGCGTGCATTGTCCCGGTTGCCCCGGAACCCTCAACGGCTGTTAAATCAAATTCCAACGTATCAAACGGGGACGTTGTAACCTTTTGATAACGGAACATTGCCACGTCGTCCGAACGTCGGCGTATCTCAACCAATGCAACCCCAAACGGCACGCCGTCAATTCGTTGTTGTGAAATATAGATATAATAATTAACATTCAATTCCGGGTATAATTTCCCCTCGAATGCGTCCGCACTTGCACCCGTTGCCATTCGTCCGGTATAAAGCCCGGATATTACCGCCGGGGAACCGTTGGACGTAATTTGTATTTCTTTCAATATATTGCACAAAGCAAAATGATAGGTTTGTACTAATGCGTTTTGGTCGGTCGTGGCGTTTGCGTCTTGTTCCCAATTCGTACCGCCCAAAAAACAAGAAACAACACTATCCCCCGGAACGTATATTTGAATTAATGGACGCTTGTTTATCGTTATCCGTTGGATTGTCGGGGCTAACGTTATTAAATTGTATTCCTTTTCCAATCCCGCCAACACGTCGTTATAATCGTCGATTGCGTCCGGTTGTACAACAACCTTTTTATCGTAATCCGTAAACGTACAATCGGTTTTCATAAACTTGCCTTGAAAGTATTGGAACCATGTACGCCCGCCGTCGTCGCTCTTTTCAATGCAATACAAAAATTCATTGTCGAACGATTGACGGTTTATATAGTCGTAATCATCCCGGACAAAGGTAATTTTGCCGGATAATTTGGCACGATAAAACCGTTGGTTGGTTTCTAATTCGTACTCCTTTGCCAAATCGTCCTTATAAATCGGATGCACGGTTTGACCTTGTAAGACGTTCGGGGCGTCCAATCTTCCTAATTTCAACCATGCCGTCCCGTTAATATATTGACTTTTTAAAATATTAAAACGAATGTAGGCGGCATTATTAGGTATATCAAATTCCGTTATTGTTCCCGGCGGGTTGCTCCCCCAACCTCCAATATATTTTTTATCACTATCATAAAATACCCCCCCCGAATAGGAACTAAAACTTTGATATATTTTTCGGGGATATACATTACTAATCGGGATAAAATTACGAGTATAAAAATAGTTATCATTATTCCCGTCAATCATTCCCGTTGTCCATGCAAATGCGCCATTTGCTAACAGCGCATTTACAAATGAATGTCTATAAATCGGGTTCATATTAATTTTTTATTTTACGTGTCAAATTCTTGTAAACCTCAATAACATTGCCGTTGCCATCGACGTAACGACGGCGGCGGTTTTGTTCCTTAATCTCCCTTACATCGTCTTTTAAATCCCGCAAATCCGGTGCGTTATTTTGTTGAACCGTTACATTAATGCCGTCGGTATTGTAGGCATTAAGGTACTTTTGGGGGAATGTTCCCCGGTTCAAACTATTTATTACGTCCGGGATTAAACGACGGAAACGGCGGGAATTACGTTTATTGATAACGGCGAAAAATTCCCCGCCCTCGGCACGCCTCCGGGTTCCATCCGGTTTGGTTCCTAAATCCACGTCGTCCCCGGATTGGTGGGAACCGCCCGCCAACAATTCAACCGTACCATCGCCGTAACTTTCCGAACCCCCGGCGTTGGCTGATTTGGATAATTGGGCGGCTTTGATTTTGGCGGCGGCAAAGGAACCCCACATTATAGCAATTGCCGGGATTGCAAACGGGAACCCCAATTGCGACCAAATCAAAGCGGACGCCGTTACAAGGTTTCCAATTTGTTGTATCGTTTGTATTGCCGCCTGTGCTTTCTGTGCCTTTTGTTGCTCCTTTAGGGCTTTTTCTTGGTTCTTTTTCGCAACGTCCAATTCCTTTTGAGCCATTGCAACGTTATTGGCGTAACCGTTCGCCCGTGCCTCTAATTCCGCATCTAATCGGCGTTGGCTTGCGTCAACCTCTTTGTCGGCGGCGGAAACGGCGGCGTCGGCGGCTTGTACCTTTGCATCTAAAAAACTATTTAATTGCTCAATGGCAAAGTTTACCGACGTACTGATTGCCTCCTTTTGGTCGTCGTCCAAATTCAACCCAAACAGCCCGTAAATGTCGTTACCCCGTTCGTCGCCTTTGCTTTTCTCAATTTCTTGGTCGATTTTCGCAATGGTATTTTCGATTGTCTTAACCTCGGCATCCGTCATTTTAACCCCGGCGGCTTTGTTCAACTCTAAAATCTTTTGCAACCGTGCCTTTTCTTGCGCTAACCGGAACCGGGTTTTGCGTTCCTCGGAATTGCGGATTAAATCAAACTCGGACGCCTCCAACGCTTGTGTTTGGTCGAATAGCATTAACGCCCGTTGTTGGTTTAACTCGGTCGTTTGCTTCAATACCTCGGCATCATATTTGGCGTTAATATCCGCCTCGGATTGGCGCACGTCCTCGGCTAATTGCCTATTTTGTGCCAATTCGATTGCCCGTTGTTGCTGTAACAACTGAATACGCAAATTTATTTCCTCCTGTGAACCCTCATGGGCGGCGTCTAATTGTAATTGCGTCCGGTCGGCGGCGGCTTGCATTTGGTCGATTGTAATTTGGTCGTTCAATTCGCCCAAACTTTTTGCGTATTGTTGTTGCAAAAGTAATTGTTGATTAAGCAATTCGGCAACCTGTGTTTCGGTTAATCCCCGCTCGGTTTCTAACCGGGTGTTAATGTCCTGTATTTGCCTTTCATACTCAACCCGCAATTGTTCCCGTTGCTTTTCCGCCCCCTCTGCCATCAATGCAATTTGGGCGTCCTGCGTTGCCCGTTGTGCGGACAATTCCGCCGCCCGTTGTTGATTGGCAATATTTACCATATCAACCGCCAATTGTTCCCGTAATAAAACAATTTGGTCGTTCAACGCTTTGCGTGCCTTAACCGTTAAATTGGTTTCCGTCCTCAACTGCAATTGTATGTCGGCAATCGCACGGGCGTTGGCGGCTTGACGTTGCGCCCGTTGTTGGTCGAATGAATTTTTAATTAAGGCAATCCGGGCGTCCTCGGCTTTGCGCAATATATCCGTTTCCGCTTTGGCGGCGTTTCGGTTTTCGTTTGCTCTTTGGGCGGCTTGTATTTTCCTTTCGGCGTCCAAATCCGCCCCCTCGGTTTTTAGATTAACGGCAATGTCAACCGCCCGCCCGGTATTATCTATTTGACCCTGTACGGCTTCAATTGCTTCATCAACCTTGACTTTATCAATTTTACCGTCTAAATCAACATCAATATAAACTTTCTTATCCCCACGGGCTTTGGCGTTATTCAACTGCAATAACATATCGTTTAATTGCTTCAACTTTGCCCGGTTTGCCTCCAAATCGTTTAATTCTTGACCGTAAAAACCAACGCTTTTATTATGCGCCTTTGTGCGCTCGGCTAATATTTCGTCCTCAATCTTTCGGGTTTCAGACAATGAAGCGTTACGGGCTTTAGCAATGTTTAATTCCCGGTTCAATTGGGCGACACGTTCGTTGCTAACCCGGTTCATTTCGGTTGCCTCGGTTTCCAAATAATCCAACCACGCCTTTTGCGCCTCGTTAAGTTTTTGTTGGTTCTTTGCCGATTTATCGGTATTAGATGCAAACAGAACTAAAGCCCCCACAACCGTAACCAATGCCAACGCCAAAAGAACATACGGATTTGCGGCGGCAATCAGATTGAAAGCCTTTTGCGCAATTGTAGCCGCCAATGTTGCCTTTGTTCCCTGCATGGTAACAAGGCGGTTATAAACTTGCGCTTTGCTCAATGCCGCCATTTGTAGCCGGGAAATACCCAACATAATTGCGGATTGTTTTTGTACTGCGTTTTGTATGGCTTGCACCCCGGTTGTAATGGCTATTGCTGCCTGTAATTTCTTTTGCGCTTCTTGCACGTCCTCACTTTCCGCCCCGAACAATTCCATTGCCCCGGTAAATGCGGCGAACCCACCGGACGCACCAGCCGCCAAACCTAATACGGCATCCAAATTGGACGTATCGGACGCCATGCGGGTAATTTCATCGGTCGCATCCTTAACCGCATCTCGTAACATTGCGGTTTCTTTGCTCAATTGCTGATATTCGGCAGTTCCTTGTTTGCCCTCCAATCGTAACAATGCTAATTGCTTCGTTTGGTTCTCTATTTGGGTCGTCAACCCTTTTGCGGCGTCGGAATAGTTACCCACGTTTAACGACGTTTTCCCGGTCGCTTCCTGCAACCGTTTCATTTCCTCGTAAATCGCTTTTGTTTCGGCAACCAATTTGCGCCCCTCCTCGGTCGCCTCCCTTTCCTCAACCGTCATATTATTGAGGTATATTTTATTGATTGAGTATTGAGCGGACAAACGATTATATGAACCCTCGGCGGATTGGTTCAACCGGGTTATCAACTTGTTTAATTCGTTCGCCTCTTTTTGCGCTTGCTTCAATTCCGCCAACCGTTTTGCGTTCTCGCTTTCCGCAAATGCCAAATCCTTTGCCGCCCGTGTCAATTTGTCGGTATCGGCGGACGCCCCCCGGATTGTTTTACGTCCGTTTTCGGTCGCCCCGCTTACGCCCTCCAATGCAGCCTTAACCGTTATCGCCTCACTCTTTATATTTTTTAGAGTGTTCATATAGGCGTCGGAAAGTTGGTCTAACTGATTAATCAACTTTGTAATCGAATCGTCCGGGCTTACAAGGTCGCTATATTTTATAGGGTTGTTATTATCTGCCATACTTAACGTTATTTGCGGGCAATTTGCCCCGTATTAAATTATCTTTTCTTTTCCATGTAGTTAATCAACCAAAGAAAAACAACGCCGCAAATCGCCTTATTTGACGCCGTTTTTATTTTTGGTTGGTTTCAACAACTCCTTTATCCGCTCAAATGCGTTGTAATACTCCAATACGGTGTATTTCTTTGGCTCCGGTACGTGCAAATGTTGCGATATGGTTAAACACATATTTTCAAACTGTTTATCGTACTGAATTTCCATGTTATCGGAACCGCTAAAAACAACCGGGCGATTATATAACAACAACATCGTCGTTATTTTATCAATTTCCGCCCGTTTGTCCTCTGTATCGCCGTTTATAATCGCATCCAACATTAACATTGTCCGGTTACGCAATTCGTCGTAATACTCTTTAATCGTCGCATCGTCGAACATGCGGGGGAAATACATTTGCAATTCTTCATCTATTTTTTTTTTGACCGCTTCCATTTGGGCGGTCAACTCTTTAATCGGCACGTCGCCGAACATATCGACGACCTTTTGCAATCCGTCGTCGGATAAATCGTTGTACGGGGTTCCGTCGATTGATTTAACCAACACGGCAAACGCTAAACATTTCGGGCTTAACCCGGATTGAATGAAATACACGTTTTGCCGCATATTATCCAATTCGATTGCCGCCAATTCCGGGGTTTTGCTCCGGGCGTATCTCATTGCCTTTTCAATATGCGTGTCGAAATCCTGTAAATCCGAACCAATCCCGGCATCAACCAACAACATTTTATTGTATTTATGGAAACGCAACATTGGTAATTCGTCGATTGCGTCGTATATCTCAACCGTGTATTCCCCTATCTTAACCGTTTTCATAGCAAATAACGTGTTATCATGGTTGAACAAAAGGGAACCAACAACAATGCCGGGTTCCCGGTTATAAACGCCAAAAGGATTGCCAAAGCAACCCCCGCCCAAAAGGACAAACAGAAATCGCAATTAAACATCTTTGCGAAAAACTCGTTGCCGTGGATTTGCACCCATTCGATAACGCCCCATTTGCGTAACAAGGTCAACCCGAATGCCGCAACCAAAGCAACCACGACCGTATAAAATAAAAACGCTTTCATATACTTGTTGTTAATCAGTTAAACACGTTTCATCAATTCCCAATTCCCCGGCAAACCGGAACCCGGCGAACGGGTGCATTAAAAATTGGTTATCTATTTCGTCCAAAGTGAACCCGGCAAATATGTTTTCCGCCTTTGCGTACACTCTGTTTATTGTCATGGAACCGGAACGCAACCAAATACCGCCATTCAATACCCGCATGATTTGTTGTTTGACCGCCTCCGTATTGCGGTTGTTGGGGTCGTTGGTTATCGTGCGCATATCAAACCAAAAGATAACCGAAAACGGCGTTGTATATTTGTTTTGTTCGCCGGGGAACCAATCAATTTGTTGCGGGTCGTCCAACACGAAAAACGAAAAATTCCCTATATTACTATCCGGGGCAATCAACATATATTCATTGCCGCCGACGTAAATATTGGGCGTGTAATATCGTTTTCCTTGTATGGACTTAACCAACCGTTCCGAACGTCCAAAGGAATAATTAAGCCACGGCAACCCGTCCGCCAATCCCTTTTGAATATTTGCAATAACCCGGTCGAATAATTCCGGGTTCTTTATAATCGGTACTCTATCCATTTCCGTATATCGTTTTTTTTGCTTTGGTTAGCAAATCCGGGTAAACGTATTGCCAAATCAGTTTAGCAATGTTTTCGTTCGTCAATCCCAATATTTGCCGCCCGTACTTTTTTATCAAATCTTCCGTCTTGAAATCCGACGCCTTAATTTCAAATTGTTTGTCGCCGACTTCCAAATAAAAACTACTCTCAAAATCGCCCTCATCCCGTAACGTTACCCGGTTCGTCGGTTGTCCCTTTTCCTCCTTAATGGCTATTGTTAGCGGGGTATAAGGTCGATAATCCATTATGTCAACGCCCAATCGGTTAATACCTTGTTCAAATAATTGTTCCTCGGCGTTGGCATCAATGATAAACGCCGTTGTCATTCCGTCGTCGATTATTTCCCGTATAATCAACCCGGACGTCAACCCGTCGTTAAACGTATTAACCCGGTTGTGTAAATCAATTATTGATTGTAACCCCGCCATAATGCAATTACGTTGTCCGGTACTTAACGCCCCGGTTGTTGCAACTCAAACAAATACGGTCAATTCCTTGCGTATCTAATCGCAAAGCCTCAAACGCTTTTTTAAGGTCATAACCCAAACCGCCGGGGCGTCCCTCAACATTCCCGTCCAATTCATACAAAATTTCCATTTTAGAGGCGTTGGATTGGTTACGGTTTACCCTTACGTTGGGGTTCATTGCCAACGTGCGCAAAGCGATTGCCGCAACTTGGCGTTGTATTACCGTTTGGAATATCGCCCGTTGTTCAACGATAAAATCGGTTAGGTCGCAACCCACCGTTATTTCACAATTCAACCCGTAATTCAGCGTATTAGTGTACATCGTATAGGCTATATCCCACAACTCCGGGTATTCGGCGAATGTTTCCGGGGCGTTGTACATAAACGGGGAAATCTGCAAATACTTTGTCAATTGCCGCCATGCCTCAATATTGCCGTACCCGGTACACGTTCCGCACGGTTCCCGGCTCCAATCTTTCGACACGTTAATTGCTTGCATTCCGGCGGGCAAATCGTCTTGATTGTAGCAAAGGAACCACGCACCCCCGGCGTTGTTTGCATCGCTGATATACGGCAAAAAACAATCTTCCAACGTGAACCATTGAAAGCCGCCATTTGTCAACGTAAAATTCAAATCAAACGTCTTTACGGGGTCAATCTGCGAACTATGGAAAAGGTATAATTTCACAATCCCGGTTCCGCCTGTCATTTGTAAGCCAACCCGGTGTATTTGGGCGGTAACTCCCATTGCCCGGACGGGGATTATTTCAAAGCCAACCAATTTATGTGCGTTCGGTTGGGTCGCTCTAATACGTCCCGCACCGTCAAAGAACGTGCGCCGTTCCAATAGGTTCTTTGTTTCCTTATCCAACCCCTTTATTTGGGTAAACGTTTGTACCGCCGTGGAAATTCCGTTGCGGGTCAAACGTTCTAAATAGTCGGATAGTATGTTGTATTTCTCCCAAAAGGTCGAACCCTCGGCGGGAACCTCGGCGACGTTATCAACCAAAGCAACCCAATACAAAGGTTTGCCCGCCGCATCGTTGGCGTATTGTACCACGGTTTCGGCTTTCCATTCCTTTGTATCGTTCCAAACCGGGTATTGAAAGCCCCAATTGTCCGGGACGATTGCCGCCATATTATCCAACGTTACAAGCGGGTGCGCCCCTTGAAAATATAACCCGCTTTCGGTTTCTGTCAACCGTTCGGCGATTGCCTCGGCGGGATTATATGATTGCTCCCAACCAACGACGTTTAATAATTTATCTTGTATCTCTTTAATCCGGTACATACTTCGTAAATTTAAAAAGGGGGCGGGGATAACCACCCCGTCCCCTCGGTTAAATAATCGTTCCGTTTTCCGGCTTATGCGCCTGCACCCCCAGCGGGAAATTCCCCGGCGTTGGTTACATATACGGGCATTCCTAACGGTTCGTTCGGGTTGCGTGCTGCAATCTCGGCTTTGATAATTGGATTTGCCACGGTGCCCGGGTTGCTGTTATATGCTACCATGTAGGCAACATCAACGCTAAATCCGAAATACTCCTTAACGGCACACGTCAAATCAGCGGTTGCGGCTCCCATAATCGCCGATTGGTCGCCAACGGCGGTATAATAATGCGAACCAACGGGCAAATCAATGTACGGCAAACGTACAATATCCCATTCGTGGAAATTCGCACGGGTGCGGCGGTATGCCTCACGGTCAACACGGGTTAAGATACCAACGTTTCCATCGGCAACGGCAAACATTGTTCCCATTTTGCCCGCTTCATCGGTTACGTTGTTGGTATAATGCAATACCTTGTTATCGTACTCCATGCGCTTATTAACGTCGTTGTAAACGCCATGTTGCGCCAACTTGCGTATTAGGCTATCAACCCCCGCATTTGCGATAAGGTGGATATATTCCGGGTAACAATTCGCCCGCATGATTGGGTTAATGTCGCCCAAAATCTCGGTTGCCATTTGGGTTGGCACTTGTACAACGTTCCCGGTCTGCGTGTAATTGAGCAATGTTTTGAACACCTGCGTTTTGTTCGCCTCCAATGCGGCAACGGCTCCTTTATCCAAAGCGTCCGCCAACGCACGGGTTGTTTTCTCCATTTTGCGCATAAAGTCATGGTTGTACGAAATCTCATTGTTTGAGTATGCCGCCGGAACCATTGTAAACCCGATTGCATAGGTAGCCCAAACAAGCGTTACCAATGCGGACGTATTTTCGTTATCAGCAATAACGCACGAACGCACGTTGCTAACCTGTACGTTTTCGTCATAATTGATAACGGGAACCTGTACCGTGTTACCGATACTTACTAATGCTCTATCCCTCAAATTGGGACTAATGATTGAGTTGGGGGCGTTGGTTTGCTCAATGAAGAAATCCAATGCGCCGTACTCACACGGGCGGAACATATTACGGTCTAACTCCGGGTTCTCTATCCGCCAATTCTGTACTCTTGTTGCAATTAAACTCATTGTTTAAAAAATTAAATTGTTTATAAATGCGGGTTTACCCTTTACCCGTGTTGTCTTTTACTTTTCCGGCAATGCGGCAATATTGTTGTCTTTCCATGCTTGTTGCATTCCGGCGTCAAATTCAGCCGTTCCGACTTTTAACCCTTGTTGTTCCAACGTTGCCGTAATTGCGTCGTATGCCTCAACCCTCGTTTTTGCGCCGGATATGTCAACGGTAATATTACCGCCCGCACCGCCGCGGGAATGGTTCCGCCGCCCGCCGCTTGGCGTCCCTTATCCAAAATACCCATTGTTTCCAATTCACGGGTCAAAAGGTCGCCGGGGGTGTACGGGTTCAACTGATTGTTCGGGTTGCGCATGATTGCGCCGTTTTCGTCCTTAAACGCTAACATTTTGCCGCCCTTTCCGTCGTCGATAAATTCGGGGTTCATGCCCTTAATCTTTGCAATCGCTTGGTCTAACAAAACCTTTGTTGCGCTTTCCGGCAACCCTGCCTTAAACTTCAATCCGGCGGTTGCTGTCTGCAATGCCGTTTCAACACGAATGCCGAACACCTCGTTTGTGTGGGTTTGTTCGGCTTGGTCGTATTTCGTTTTGAGGTCGTTGTATTGGGTCGTAACGCTTTGCAAATCTGCCTTTGCTTGCTTCAATGCCTTTGCGGTTTCCGCATCCGTCGCACCGTCGGCAATAGCTTTTTCCAAACGTGCCTTTTCTTTGGTTAGGCTGTCAATCTGTGATTGCAGACCGTTTGCGCCCTCAACTTTGGTTTTGAACTCGGTTAATACTCGTTTGGCGTAATCAAACGTTTTTTCGGTTCCGTTCTTGGCGATACCGGAAACGGCTAAAATGTCCGCATCCAAACCGCCGTAAATTTCCCCGGTTTTCTTTGCTATTACGCTATTTTCGTCGTTGACTGATAACGTGGTTATCGCTGTCAATTGTTCGTCGGTTAATCCGGCTAATGCCGCATTTGCCCTTAAAACATCAATCGTTAATGCCATAATCTTTCCCTTTGATTATTAAATTAATATTTGGTTACTTTTTGCCCTCGGCTTTGGCGTCCGCCTCGGCTTTTGCTTTGGCATCGGCTTTGGGTTCCTTTGCAGTTGTCGCCGGGATAACGCCCGCCGCTTTCAATTCTGCCAAAATCTCGGCTTTCAATGCTGCCTTTTCCTCGGCACGGGCTTTGGCGTCCGCCTCGGCTTTTGCTTTGGCATCGGCTTTGGCTTTTTCCTCGGCGGCTTTGGCTTTTTCTGCCTTTGCCTTTTCGTCCGCCTCGGCTTTCGCTTTCATGTACTCGTTGGGGTCGTGCAATACGGTAATCGTGTAACCCTGTTTTTTCAGATTGTCGGCAATGCTATTTTCATAACCCTTTTTGCCGAACTTCTGAATACGGGGAATTGATAACCGTTTGCCCGTTTCGCTGTCGAATTTCTTAATTTCGATAACGCAATGATACAAATGTTTCTCATTGTCCGGGACAATGTAGTTTTCGGGCGTAACGTCGATAATCGCAACGTCTTTAGTTTTGCCCTCGCTTACTTTCACTCGCATAATCGTTAAATTTACTTGTTATAAAATTTATCTTAGAGTTGAACGGCATATTATACCCAAACTCTAACACGTTCAAATATTCACGTTCAAATCTGCGTACAAAGTTAGCAAAATTCAACTTTATACGCATATCGTTTTCGCTGATAATCTGTTTGTCGTACAAATCCAATACCTCGTTACGGGTCAAATGTCGGTACGGTTCCAATTCCGCCAACGTCAACATACGTTGCAATTGGGTTGGATTGTTCCGGTATTCCGTTTCGATAATTTGGTTTTGTAGTGCGTCTAATTCCGCCTCGCTTGCGCCGCTTTCCTTTGCTACCTTGTAACGTTCCCGTAACTCCGTTGCGTTGGATAAATAAAACTCCGTGCCGTAATTGACTTTTGCAGAAACGAACAAACCGCCATACCTCAAACGGCAAACGGTTTCATCGACGAATTGTTGCGCCGCCTCAAATCCCTTTTTTACCCGGTTTAATACCGTGCTTTGGCTCTCAAAATTCGCCTGTATTTGTTGCTCGTTCAATGCGTCCCGTGTGGTTATTTCCTCGTTGGTTCCAACAACCGACGTAATAATGTCATTCTTTAGGCGGTTTTCTTCCTCAACGTTATAATCCAAACTCCCACGGTCAACGGTTAGCATTTGCACCGGGTTACGCAAATCGGGTTGTTTATCCCCGTCCGGTATTGGTATTTCAACGAACGAACCGACGCCGTTAATACGACTATCCCCGCATTTGGGGCAACGCATCAAAAGCCCGGCGGCGTCCAATCTGTAAAACCCTTGTTTGTCTTTCAAAAACCCACCGTCGCAATAATCGCCATTTTCGCCGTTACTGAAATCGCATGATTGTTCGTAACCGGAATATATCGGATATGCTCCGTATAAATCTAAATGTCGTTTACTGATATGATAAAACAAAAACCAATCCAACGCCTCCAATTGCTTGGTTAGCGGGGATTGCTTAACGTCGGGTTCCGATAAACTCAACGGTTCATTCCAAAAGAAACGGGCGGGACAATAACCGACGTCGTGCGGGTTATCAATCAGCAATTCGCCGATATTGTGTTTTTTGTCCTCTCTGAAAACTCTATAACGTTCGTCGTCAATTACTGCGATACGTTCCCCGTCTTGCCTAAATATGATATAATCCATTACCCCCGTCGTCGGGTTGGCTCTGTAATCAATCACGGATGCAATAGGCAACCAATAGAAATACGGTTGCGGGTATTTGTCGGCGGGGTTTTGTTCGCTCGGCATATCGACAATAAGAACGCTATTTATTTCGGTTTGGAAAAACTCCCATCCTTTTGTACTCCAAATTTCCGGTTCGTGTAATACGTCTTGGCGGTAATACTCCCAATCGTCCCTTTGTTCCGGGTTTTGGAATTGATAATTGAACGCCGGGTTACGACCGTCAAAAATCCGGCTCAACTTATCAAAACAAACGCCCGTTACCTCGTTTGTTTTAACGGGGTAACGGAACAATGTTTTGAACATCTTAAATTTGTCATGCGGCAATAGGTTAGAAACAAATGCCATAAAATCCGTAATCGGTTGGCAAATGTCAAACGACGTAATACGGGTGCGGGCGTGAAAATTAATGCGCTGTTGATGATAAATAGCCCTATTTATCGTGTTGCGCTTTTTCGGCTCCGTTATCCGCTTTTTTATTTCGCTTATATCCAATCCCATTGTCTTTGTCAAATTTAAAGTCTGAATTTTCCGGCAATCTCCAACCGCCATTATTAGGCATTCGCAAAAGACGTTCGGCGTGCGTAATCTCGAATTGTTCGGTTACGTTCAATGTATCATTGATTAACGCAACCTTTTGTACTTTCGCCGCCATATCGTCAACCTCCAACGGCAACTTTTAAATCCGTCAACGGATTAAATTCCGGTGCAATGATTGTGAGGTTGTCGGAATAGTTAGGCAAAAACGCCCATTGTATTGCGTTGCTGTCCGGGGCTTCTAATCCGCCATGCGTTTTGTCGCCAATGAACAACGAACGGATAGGAATAGGATAATACGTTGTCTTTACCGTTTCATCCTGTATTGCTTCAATACTTCCGTTTTCGTCAAACAGATAAACGCCCAAATTGTCCGCCCAACTTTCGCATTGCAATTCTTTCATTGCCTTAATTACTGATTGGGGGATTTTACGCATTACGCCCGTGAACGGGTTCGGTTCACGCCCTATAATTTCCTCAACGCCTCCCAATGTTTCGTTACCGCCTCCAAATGTTCGGGCGGCTCCGGCTTCGTTGGTCGGGGCTTGGATATACGGGGAAACAACGATTTTGGTACTATCCGCCGCCGTCAACAACGGCGTCCATGAAGCCAACAAAGTAATTGCCTTTTCCGTGGTAAAACTGTTTTTGCTTCCATCGTCTTTGGTTAGACGCTGAAACGCTACCTTTTGAATTTGCCCGAAACTTTCGGCACAATTTACGGCGGGAATATCGGGCAATGCAGCCGCCGCCGGACACTTACAAGTAATCATACTTTCTAAATTTTAACGTTAAAACTATTATTTACTATCTCCGGGCTGTCCCTTTGCCCTTTGTTTTCGCCTACAAAGTTATAAACTTTTTCGGTTACAAACTTGCATATCTCAAAAATAATGCTAATTGCGTCGTTTTACACCTCGGTTTGCGTGTGCGTATGGTTGTATATTACCGTCGGCAATCTCTTTTTCGTAAATCCCGGTTAATCCATCCTCCGGGTCGTCGTGCGTATTAGCATCGAAATTGCGTAAAAAGGTTGTAACATGGTCGTAAATCGCTTTGTACCGGGTTTCCCAACCGAACGGCATAATAATACTTTGGTTTACCATTGCGGACGCCGTAATTATCCGGCTTTCCTTATTGCCGCCTTGATAAAACGGGTCTGTCATTGCCCGCATTTTCTTTTTAATAACCTTTTCGTAACCCGCACCGCCGTTGTTACTCTCAACCCATACTTTTTGCGTGCCGTTCCTGTTAATCATTGCCGGAACGGTTACGGTTGTAACGTCCGTATTTTCGTCCGTAATTTCCATATCCGTAATTAAAGCAAATAACAACGGTTCCATACGCTTTGTTTTCTCGTTGAAAATCATGTTGTCCGATTTATAAACGTCATACGTGGCGGCAAACAAAAGGTCGTCCCCCTCATCGGCAACATCTATGTATGCGCCGGAACGTATGTACGTGCCGTAATCGGATTTTTCAACCCATGTTTTGAACGGTTGATATAATCGACCCTCGGCGGAACCGGGGTTGCCTTGATAGAGGCATTGAAATTGTACCGGGTCTAATGCTTTTTGCGCTTCCAACTTTTGCTTACTGTGTCGGCTTTCCCATAATGCCGCCCCCGGTTCCCGTGGGTCTATCTCGGTCGGTTCCCCGGTTTTCAATCCCTCAAAATTTATGCGCACCCACGCCCCCGGCGTTACGTTCTCTAAATCCGCCCAACACTTAACATCAATAATCGTTTCGCCGCTCTTTTCAATGCGCCCTATCAAATCGTCGTCGTGCCAACGGGTAAATACAATCAATTCTTGACTATCGTTGTGTAAACGGGTGCGTACAACGGTCGTGTACCATTTCCACGCCGCCGCCCGCACTATCGGGCTGTTACCCTCGGCGTAATCCTTATAAACGTCGTCCAATATCGACACGTCCACGGTTTTAGAAGTCAACGAACCGCCACGCCCCACAACACGCAACGACCCCTTACGCCCGACCATTTCGATAACATCGGAATTGCGCAAATAGGTATTCGCCATTGTTACGACGTTCGACCCATTTAAGTACGTGCCGGGGAATAATTCACGAT